CACCACCACCACCACCACCAAATCACCACCACAACCACCACCAACCCGCCAACCATGCCGGTGCTCCAACGCGGAACCGGACGATCTCCATGGAAGTACACTGACAAGCGCGTAAAGACAACCGCCAATGCAATTTTTACACCACAGGTACCATTCGGCTATGGACCTTCTTACAACCTTGCTAAGGACCATAGACGACGACAGGCCAGGAATATGCCACACGATATTCTCGGGCCTCTCTTTGAGCACAACGCTCCTGTTTTGACCGATGGGTCTTTCCAATCTTTTTTAGCGGCTTTTAATAAGCGCGTAAATTATAATAATAATGCTCGATGCCATAAATCACTGAGAAGCGGGTCTCGGCGATTGATGAATAAAGTCTGCCCTACGGAGCTACCTCCAATAGAGTGGACCAGAGAGCTTTTCGATTCATGGAATAGTGAATTTAAACCTGCAAAGCAAGCTAGGATGATTCGCACGTTAGCAAACATGAATTTATATCGGGATTCCGAATATGCAGCCAAGGAGGTTTTCGAAAAAGTTGAACTTCTGATGAAGCGTCACGACCCTTTGTGGGCGGGGCGCATTGTCAACGCTTCTAGTGATCTCCACAACTGCATATCCGGGCCCATTATAAAGGAATGTTTGAAACGCCTTTGCGAATGTTTTAACTTGGCTAAGGAATCAGGCAAGAATCCAGTAAATTTTACTATTGCCTATGGCGCTGACCCTCAATCCTTCGTTTCTCTGATTGATGGCGACGGCCCTTTTATTGAGTGTGATTTCTCGTCGAATGACAAGTTACAGGTTGCAGATGTTGTGCAACTTGAGGCTATGTGGATGGTACGATTAGGGGCACCCGGCTGGCTGGCTGAGTGTCTTTTGCGTGCCAACCACTATTCTGTCCTCAACAGGAAGTTCGGAGTGAAGGCCAAGGTTAAGAACCAGCTTCCTTCCGGATCGACAAGCACAACATTCCGCAATTCTATTTGGAATTCGACTATCTTTTATACTTTTGCTTCCAGGTTTGGGTTGCAGGCCGATACGTTAATTCTAGGTGACGACATGTTATCTAGGATGCGTAACGGCCGTATACCCAGGAGGGCGGCCAGGTCATATGAACACATTGCTAAGCTAGCCTGCATGCAGGCCAAGGTAAAGGTTCACACCCATTTAGTTGAGTGTGAATTTTTATCAAGGCGATTTGTTCCTACGGCTTATGGCCACAAGATGATACCTAAACTCGGTAAGGCATTTGGTAGGTTCAACGCCAGGGCTAACAACACTCAGATTTCCGATGATGAGTATGTAGCTGGCAAGAGCCTATCATATGCCTACGAGTTTAGGCATTACCCTCCAATCTGCCGTCTTTTTCTTATGAGGTTCCAAGGGTGCGAAACCCCATTGGCGAGGGTTCGTCGCGAGCTGTTGTCTTACAATTTGCGTTTGGCTGTAGGTACTGATTTACTTCAGGATGCAGTCAAGCGCCTTTACAACGTCTCCGAACCTATTTCCGATGATGATTTCACTGCATACTCGGACTTCATATACGGCAAGTGGAAGTCAGAAGTAGTAGAGGATTTAACTAAACTTCTTTTTGGCGATTGTGACATGTCTTACGAGCGATGTTACCCGTACTTGCAAGCCGACGTCTACTGATGCTTCGGGCAAACTCTTTCCGGTATACCCGATGAGCACACCGTGAGGCTCGGATTGCAA